TATGTGAACAATACTCTGTTGTTCAGCTCAAACATATCTAGAAGGTGTGGTATTTCCCATCCTATATCTGGGTAATATGTATGGCAGTAAAGAAAAAGATTAGGGTTTTTTGTTTCGTCTAACAAGGATCTAAACGAGGCAAAAAGATCTGGGTATAACTTTCTTCTTTGGTTTCTCATCACAGTGCCGATGATGAATGCGTTAGGATCTAAGCCCATGTCGTCTTTGTGTTTTTTCTTTGATTCAAATTTATAAAACTTTTCGCTTGCCGCTGGCGATGCTATATCTACAAATTTAATTTTATTACATTGATTTAAAATAGTATCTCTACCAAATTCAGAATATGTCATTACTGAATCAGCTGTGGCGAATGTATTAATCCACTGAGGATTTTGAGGCATTGCATCGACTGTAGGCATAATTGCCCAATGGAAAAAATCTCTAAATGGACATCTTTGTTGATATTCGAACATCCACCAATCCCTAATATCCATTACAATATCAGGTTTAAAATCTAAACATACACTATTAAATGTGTATTCTCCAAATGTTAAATTAGGAGAATTAATGTATGTGTCATAATCTTCTGATTTTTCCCCCGGATTGTTAGGAAAAACAAACCATTCTCGTGGATTTTTTTGAGCGTCTTCTTTTGTAGCATAACATGCCAATTCAGCCACTTCAAATTCGGGCACTTTACACATTCGGCTCAACACTTCTCTTCCATAAACAGAGTATCCTGTATTCTTCCAAGAAGCTTCATTGACCCATAGTATTCTTTTTTTTCTCATAGTATCTTAAAGTTTGTTACTCTGAAATAAGTGTTGTCATCATCATCAATTCTAGCAGAAGATTCAATAGACATTAAACATCCGTCTTTTGCCCACTTTTCTATAGTTAGCGCCGCAGTGTCCCATGCTTGAAAATATAAGTAAGTTAGAATTCTTCTTTTTTCACCTTTGTTATCTCGACGAAACTCTTCTATTTCTAGTTCAAAATTTATTACTGGAGTATTGTTATTTTCATCAATATAGATTTCTGGCGGAGATGTCAATCTTCCTAAGAATATACATTTATTCATGTATGCCTTTCAAATTTGTTTAACTTCGTTAACAATAAAGCTACCCCTATCTCTCTGCTTAACTTCACCTATTATTGAAACTGTATTTTTTTCAATTAGAAGATTTTTATGTTTGTTCCAAGGATCTGGAAATACAACAACAGAATCTAAACTACCACTAGAATCTTCAACAGTCAAAAAGGCCATTTCGTTGCCATTTTTAGTTTTAATAACTTTAATTCTTTCAATTTCAACAGCAAGGGTTGCTTTACCTATTATCGTCTCATTTATGATATCTTTGCACAAATTAATGTAAATATTTGCACCTAAACCATCAACTTTACTACAAGTCAGACTGCACGACATATATTTTTCTTCAGAAGTTGCTATGACAGACGACTCATCTTCTAAATTATAAAAAGGATTATCTATAGACTTTTTAATATCCATAACAGTATCCAGCCTTTTAGATTTCACTTTTATTTTTTGTGTCATAGCCTCGATACCTTCAGACAAGTTTTTAAGGCCGCCCTTTTTTTCATTATGAGCTTCCACGATAGCTAGTTGCTCTCTAGCGGTAAGGTCTTTCCAGCTGTCGAACTCATACAACATTTGCTGACGATATTCTCGGTTGTTTTTACCAGTAAATGCCCCTACAGAAATTAGTGCGATTGCTGACCTTTTATTTATCTTGAGTTTGTAAATAATATTACATAAGCAGTCCATCCATGTGTATTCTGAAACATCTCCTATGTTTGCAAGTTTTTCACATTCCTTTGTGCCTACATGTTTGATATAGTTTAATCCATAATAAATAATGTTTCGATTTTCATCTATAGTAAAATTAGCATGTAGATGATTTAATCTTGGGGGATAGACATCAATGTTTGCTCTTCGGGCATCCATAATTAATTGCCTTTTTTCAATATCTTCTTTTGGTTTGCCTTTAGAACCATCTAGCCAAACTTTATAAAACTTTTTTCTTCTATGATGCTTGCAGTACGCCGACCAATACGCATTGATAGCATAAGCTACAGCGTGCGACTTATTAAAAGCGTAACGATTAGACTTCTCAATATTTGCAAAAATTTCTTCCGCAATTTCCTTAGTAACGATTCCTTTATTTTCCGCGCCCTCTAGGAAAGACTTCTTTACTTTCTCCATCAAGTCGGCTTTCTTTTTACCAATAGCTTTGCGGAGAGCATCAGCTTCTTTAAGATCAAAACCTGCCAACTTTTGAGCAATCTGCATGGACTGTTCTTGATAAACAAGCACTCCATAAGTTTCTTTTAAGATTGGCTCTAGCGATTCATGATCATACTGTACAGGAAAATCAGCCGCTCCACTTTTTCTAAGACAGTAAATTTCAGTCATATTCTTGCCGCTTTTATGTTTAGCCAACAATGTTCCGGGACGAATTAGGCTAATTAGTGCCGCAAGCTCTTTAATGTTTCTGGGCTGACTTTCTTTGGCCCATTTTTTACCTAGATTAGATTCAAGCTGGAACACGCCTTTAGTATCGCCAGCGCAAATCAAGTCCCAAACTTCCGAGTCGTCAAAATTATTAATATTAAACATTATCTTTTCTCAAATAGTTAATTGCTCTTTGTAACCCTTCAACACCGTCGCCAAATGCTCCAATACCTCTATTGCATTTATGGCATAACCACCCCCTGAAAACATCTGTTGCGTGGCAGTGGTCAACAACAAAAGGTGCTGCTCTTTTACTACCCTCGCCAGAGACTTCCGGTGCTGTTCTTCCACAAATTGGACACTCGTAATCTTCTGGCGGTTGCCCATATTTGGCCCGAAGTTCTTTCCTTCTTTTACTTAAATACTTATTGCAATCTTTACATTCTGTCCTCAAGTAGTTTTCCCCACCTCTTTTACTGAAGTTTGTTGTCGGCAGATGTTGTTTACACTTACTGCATGTTTTATATGTAAAGTTTTCCATTTGCAAACGCCTTTTCAAATACAATTTTTTCAGATAAGTTTCTTTGCATTACTAGAAACTTAATTAAAATATTTGCAGTATCTTTGACATCTTGCAATGCGTCGTGAGCATTGTCTTTGGGGATTGAAAAATAATCACGCATGTAGTCCATATTATAACCCTTAACATCTGGATTGTTTTCAAACCAGCAGTAAATATGCTGCATCACATCCATAGTAAAAATAGGATTGAAAAGCTTTTGTTCTTGTCGTTTATCATCCCAAGGTCCAAAAGCCTTACACATTCTGTTAACAATCGGCATATCATAATTATTGATATTGTAGCCAGCAGCAATAGGTGCGGTCCAGTTGCTACCCTTAAAATTAAATTTATCACAAAACTGCCCAAACTTTTTCCAAACCGTTTTAGGCATCGGGCCTTTTGCGATTTCCTCTCTGGTTTTTCTAGTAACCTCAAGGGCTTTATCTTCAACAGGATCAAAACCAGCAGCAATTGCTTTCTCGTCATCGACAATGCAGCGGATCTTGCTTTCAAAAACTCCTCCGGGTTGAAGTGTTAATTTTCTAGCATGAATAGCCACAGCAGCAATCTGAGTCGGCTGGCACTTGTAAGGGTTCTGACCTGTGGTCTCAAAATCGAACACAATTATATCCCTGTAATTCATCTTTTTCTCCTAAGCTCAATAAATTTTTCTACAGCTTCATCAATGTTATGATAAAGTCTGTAAAACTTGTGACGATCAGACCAAACTTGATATTTAGCCCGTGGAATAAAATTACCTATCATAAAGTCTTCTAAATTACAAACAGAAACTCCTCGGGATTCAATTGAGCATCCAGAAAAAATGACAGATTTATAGTCAGCTCTTGTGTCAATCATTACACACCTCCATTACCTTGCTTAACAATGCAATCCCCAGAACATCAAATTTTATATGTCCTTGAAATTCTAATGCGTTCATTTCAAACGCTACGACAGGATTGCCATCTTTGTCTTCAGTCATAGGACAAACATCTGACAAACTTACACTTGAAATAATAACACCGGCGGGATGTTTACCTTGCGACTTATTAGTCCCCTCAATGTTAATTGCTTGTTCAAAAATATTTGCAAGTGGACCTTGTAGTTCACCTTGATCATTATAGTAGCAATAATTTTTTAAATCGTCAGGGTTGTTTTGCAAAGTCCAACCAATAACAGATTTGTCATCCATCAATTCTAACTGATCAGAAATCATTGCTTCATCAGCTATACAATCTGTTATAGCATTCATTTCAGCAAATGACACACTTTCATTAATTCTTAGCACTTCTTTTAGTGCCGCGCGTCCCTGTAATCGGCCAAACGTAATCATCTGTGCTACTTTGTCTGCGCCATATTTTTGTTTGATGTAATCAATAACTTCATCTCTGCGTTCTGCGGGAACATCCATATCAATATCGGGGATCGCCACGTTGCCCTCAGTATTTCTACCTTCATTGTAGAATCGCTCAAAAATAAGATCATACTCTATAGGGTCTACTTCTGTAATCCCCAGTAGATACGATACCAAACATCCTGCGGCTGATCCTCGGCCCGGACCAGCAAGCCAGCCCTGTTCACGCACCCATTTAATAATATCCTGAACAATCAAAAAATATCCAGATAGTTGAGCTTTAAAAATAACTTTGAGTTCATGTTTTACTCTATCCGCATAAATATTTTTGTGATACTCGCCATTAACTTTTCCTGAGGGCAGCAGAAGTTTAGCCCAGCCGTCCCTGCATAGCTGAGTCAGATATTCATCTTCATTATACCCTTCTGGACATTCAAACGTTGGTAGGAGTGGAGGTCCAGCAAGATCATAATCTTCACACTTGTCAGCGATTCCAAATCCAGTAGATCTCTCATTTTTCTCAGGTAAAAACCACTTGTCTTCACCATTAAAAAATTGCTCGTAATCATGTTCTATGCTCTTAATTTTCTTGAGGGTAGTCTTTAGTTTGCCGCACAGCATAATTCGGTGACAATCAGCGTCACTTTGGTCAACATAGTAAATCGCTTCGTTTTCATAGTCTAGCTGATGATGATTATGCTTAAATAGCTTCGCAAGTCCGTTCTTTTCTTTTGTAACACATATAACATTACCAGCTTTAGCAACTTCTTTTAAAACATTCAAGTTTTTATTGGACACATACCGAACTAGATCAAACCAGCCCTTTTTATTTTTAGCATACAAAATATATCCATCAAACTCGCAGCCAATGATTGGTTTGATGCCATGCTTTTTGCAGTCTGCACTGAATTCCACAGCGCCAGACACGCTTTCAAAGTCAGCTATTCCACAAGCGGTATATCCGTATTCAACGCATCTTTCTGCCAGCTTGTCAGTTTTACAGAATCCACGCTGGAGACTGAAATGTGTTTTGCAATTAAGTGGATTCCACATAAGTTCCTCAAAAAATTAGATTCACAACGGCTGTTTTACGGCTTATTATAACATACAAAACGTGGTTTGTCAACCGGGGGCTTCATAATATCCAATATTAAATCCTTCTCTAGTACACTTATCAACTGTTTCATCGTGACCAAAAGCCTGTAGATGGTCTTCTATATAGTTGCACATAGTTTTGTCGGTTCCGGGCCAGTTGTTTTTATAAAAGTGACACAGTTTTGTGCATTTGAAATGTGAACGCTTTGCGCTACATGGTCTAGGATATTCATTATGTTGAATTTGTCCAAACCTATTTTTCAACATTTCTAAAAACTTAACCTGATCTGACTGATCAAAACACATGCTAAAAGGACCGCCATCTCTAATATAAAATATCGTCATGATTGCTTGTTCATATTGAGGATAAAGTTTGGATATAGCATAATTATACAATAAGAGTTGCGGATCTTCAAGTAATTTTTCGTAAGTTTTTTCTTCTCCTGTGGCCCAGTTTAGCCTGCGCCCAGTTTTCCAGTCTACAACTTCGATAACGCCATCATCAACCTGAGTAACCAAATCGATTGTCCCCTTGATTGCAAGCTGCCCTTCCATAGTTTCTCCGTTGGGCATTTTGTATTTAAACTTCGCCCAATCTTCTTCGATGGGAATATCAAATTGCGGTTCGGTATCTACAATATTTCTATTGCGAGGATCGAATTGTCCATCGTTGAACTCTAGCGCGGTCTTGACCTGCTCTTCACAAAATTTAAAATCAGCAGGTTTATAAGAGTGATGGCAATTCTCTGTATAGTGTTTATAGCTCAGATCTAAAACTTTTGCAACGAATTTTTTTGTAGTTAAAGATCTCGGAGTAAAATTTACCTTGCCTACCGCGTCATCATTGATATACAAACTTTTCTTATCGGCATTTTCTTGCAGTTTTTTGGCGCAGGCGGCGAGAACCTCCATAACTTTATGGACCACTGTGCCCAACTGAGCCTTCTTGCCAGATAGACTTTGGTGACCTAAAACATAGGTAATAAAGTATTGCATCTGACAATACTCATAGTTGTTGTAGCTAGAGCTACGAATATAAGTTACTATCATTAATCTTCCTTAATCGTGTGAATTTTTCTTTTAGTAGGGTCTTTTGAATTTGATCTTATAGCCTCTTGCAGCCAGCCAAAATGCCCAACTGCATTGATTATTTCTTTGCATGTTTCATGAATGCTCATGTCGTTGTTATCAATAACATAATCAAGTTTATCCCAATGCTTTTTAATTTCTGTTTCGCTTTCATGTGTATCTTTTCCGTATACAGATCTATTCAATCCAATTACTTTACCTCCTACAGCTTGAATCCCTTCAATTTCATTGAGAAATCTACAATCGTCGATGATAGCCAGCAAAGGTTCTTCTGCCTTAATGTCTTCAATGCACCTATTAACCCAAATATCTTCGCGTATTTTACGACAAATATCTGTGCCAAAATACTGGAGGAAATCACGAACGGTCATCGGGCCGGGATCATGCACTGTAAAATCAAGATGGCCGCCATTCTCTAAGTGAAAAGCGTCAGACTCAGAAATTACTCCCGGCATGTTTTCCCACCGCAAGCGTGACACTACTTGTTTCTTATGCTCTTCAGTTCCGTATACTTGTTCATGTTTTAATCCAAACAAAGAAATCGCCATTTGTTTTAAAGGATCTGCAAAAGAATATTTTTTAACAAAGGGCCACACGTTATACATGCACCATTCAATAAATTCTAAATCTTGCCTGTTTACATCTAAATATGTATCCGCTATTTCTGTTTTACCATCTTGTTCAATCTCTGTTTTTACAAATAAACTACCAGAATTTGATATTCCAAAGTCATCAATAATATTATAAGCACGTAATTGATAACCGTGTAAAAAGTTCATGCTAGTAGTTTTTCCGCAACCCTTGCCTCCAGCGAAAGCAATTATTTTAGTTTTCATTTATAAATCCTTTTAATTGTGGATAAAGAAATTGTTTTATTTGTTGCACTGTTAAATCGCCCACATCTTTGACACCACTAATCATTTCTGGACGAATGTAGTTAAATCTTCTGCCGCATATTTTTACGATTTGACTAGCTGCTTTTTTACCAGCGTCATCGTAATCAGTAAGTATTACCACGTTCATCGCTCCGCTTCGTTCTAATAATATAAGTTGATCTTCGTTCAAACTACATCCAAAAATACCAACAGTGTTGGTAATACCAGCTTCAAATAGTCGCCACACATCTCCTTGGCCTTCAACTAAAACAACAGTAGCTGTATTCATTATCTCTTCTTTTGCAAGATTTAACCCGTACAAAACATTTTTTTTGAAACCATGACTATGCAGCCATTTTGGCTTAAGATGTTCCTTGATTGCTCGCCCAACACAGCCTACATAATTATACTCTTCATCATAAACTGGAACTACAACACGACCTGACATTGGTTGATTTTTCGTAGTGCATTCGCCAACATCAAAAGCTTCTAATACTAACTCACTGTAATCTCTATTTAAATAATATGCCGCAGGTATGCTCAACCTGTTACGTATATCAGATCTTAATATCGAACCTTCTGTTCTTTCTATATTTCTATTAAAAACATCTATAGTTTTAAGTTTCTTTTTAGGCACAACACTTAGTTCATCAATATCTTTGTTAAGGAATTTTAAACAAAAATCAGCGGTTTCACTCATGGAAACTTTATTACCGCTATCGTATGACAAACAACCCCTGACGAAACCAAATAAGTTGTCGATATATTCTTCTTGGCAACCTCTAGTAAAACATTGCCAATTACCTTTACTAGTAGTTCCATCAGTAAAAATACAGCAGGCTTCAGAAGAATCTCCTCCATGTACAGGACATGGAAAAGCAAATCTATTTTGAAACTCCACGTATTCAATGCCAAAATGTTGTAAAAGCTCTTCTGCTTTATTCAGCATCTCGCTGCATATCGAAGATATTTTCTGATTCGATAGCATCTGTTTCGAATCCTTCTTCTCTAATCCTGTCGTTTTCATGAATCTCGTTTCTTGTTAAACCTTGTTCAATTCTTCCAAACCTACCATGCATAACCATACTAACGTAGTCGCCATCATCAAGTCCTTCTCCGTGGCGTGCCACAACTGGAACTAATTTTCTGTTGCCGTTTTCTTCGCCGTCAGCAGCAATTTCTTCAGGAGATTTCATTTTAAAAATAGAAAAACTTGTACACAGCCAAATAAGTCTATCAGATCCAGAAACAACTGTAGTCGCTTCGGTCGTAGCTCCATCTCTATTCAGCTGTACGAAAGCTAAGCACGCAACATCATACTTAACAGTAAAGTTATGCAATTGAGTAATTTGAAATCCTAAAACTTGAAACTCTTGCATAGAAGCACTAATGCCTTCACTTCCCATTAATTTCAAATAGTCATAGATAATTAGGCAATCATTAGTTCGGCCATTTTCATCAAATCCAACATACTGATATATCCATTTTCTCATTTGACTTAGAATGTTTTCAAATGATTCTCCAGCAATACTAATATAATGGTATGGAATAGATTTAAGTTTTTCTGCCGCTTTGTAAACTTTTTCTTTATCAATTTCGCTTTCAGTAAATCTACCACTAGCGATTCTGTTAATTTCAACACCAGAGATATTAGCCAGCATTCTATGGTAATGATCTTCTTTTGACATTTCTGTATCAAGCATCAATACCGGAATATTCTCTTCTCCAGCAACATGTAAGCCAACAGCGTCACCAAACATAGACTTACCGACTTTTGGACGTGCGCCCACAAGATCAACACATTTTCTTCTAAATCCGCCACCAATTGCTCTATCGTAATTATTAAATCCAGAAGGTATTCCGATATAATCTGAAACATTGTTTTCTAAGAATTCTAAATATTCATCAATACCCTCGCCAATAGTTTCGGTCTTTTTTCTGCCTGATTGATAAATATCCCCCGTGGCCTCAAGAATACGATTCTCAACACGAGAAATTATATCCATTACGTCTTCATCACCAGTGATTTCGCTAAGCTCGGAGTCGCAAGCGTTCATCAGCTTACGAAAATCTCTAGCAACTTTGAGTTTCGTTATTTTTGCTGCATAAGTACCTAGATTGGCTTTTACAATTGGCATATTAAAAAGAGATCGAATATATCCAATCTCTTCTTTAGTATTGATAATTTCTTCTACACCCATATTGTTTGCCACGGAGAGTATAGAAGATAATTCTACTTCTGTATTTTGAGAAATTGACTGATAAATACAGTCAAATATCAATTGATTCATTGCGTCTGTAAAAGCTTCAGACGTTACATAATCAATATCTAGATAAGCATCGAGACCAAACTGACACAAGCCTGCCAGCACTGCTCTTTCTGATGCTAAATCTTCTAACTTATTTATCTTCTTAGGCATTTATCACAAACAAAAAAATCACGTTTAAAGGTGGGATGAATTTCAACCTGCTTATTACATTTACTACATACTTGCATTACTTTGCTGAATTTTGGTCTTGATCTTTCAGTTCTTGTAATATCAGGAGTTTTATTAAGATCATCCCGATGCTCTGTACCGTCATCTACAAACTTGTTAACTCTGCCGGGAGGAATAGCCACAGGCTGCCTTCCATTGTTGATTTTATTCATAGAAAATTCTGAGAACTTAGAGGGTAGCTGTGGCACATCTGCTTTCGGCCCTGCGATTGTAGCAGCTTCTGGAACTGGAATTTCATCCAGTAATTCCATAGCCAGTTCCAACAAGTCAATATCGCCTGATTCTTTCGCCTTCATGATTAATTTCTTAATCTTATCTTTTTTAGTCACTATTTTCTCCTAGCTAAGTTGGTTAGTATGTCTGCCATGCTTAGAATTCTACTAGCACATCCTTCTAATGTTCTTACTCTAGCTTCGGCGTGTTTTTTGATTACCAATATCTCGTCGGCCAAAGGGTTTTCCTTGATAGCGGCATAATATCGCTGCTGCCACTTGGCGTACTGACCACCATACTGATCAAGCACCCCTCCTATTATATACCAAATCGAGGAATCTGCCCACTCTAAAATGTTTTTTTCTTTAACTTTTACGGTTTCCACATATTCAGCGTAAGCATATAGCTCGTAAGCATACATCAAGCATTCAGCAGAAGTTAGACTGCGCATTTTATCTGAGTCCATATTTAGCAATCCGCTGATTCTGCTATCTTCTTTTGGAGCCTTTACTTCTTTCAAATGCTTAGAAGTTTTCCAATCTTCAATAGCTTGCTTAAATTCCTGTAATCTTTCTTCGCCACTCATCTTCTGTCTCGTTGTAGTTAAATTGAATAATTGTAATATCGTTTATTTCGCACCATTCTTTTTTGTCGCGGTCGCGGGCTTTGGCTTTGTAAAACGACATTTTATCTTTAAAGTGAAATTTGTTAAACTCAAAATGCTGCTTACCATGCACCTCTACAATTAAGTTCCTGTTTGGCAGGTAAAAGTCTCCCCTGAGCTTTGAACTCCTTCTATCTGTATGAGTACCAGCCAAAGTAACTTCTTCTAAGATTCTATCATAAGGGTAGCAATTTTCAAGAACTTTTTTTGCAGACTGATGAAGTTTGGATCTTTTACCATTGCCAGACTTGGGATTCCAAGTGTACTCTCTTCCGTCAAGCCCAGTTATTTTCATAGCATTTCTTTAATTTGTTTTTCTAAAAAATTAACAAGTTTGGGACTATCTTTAAGAAAAGCGTAGAGCTTGTCTTGACCTTGAAATTTGTAAGCTTTTGTTAGCGCTTCATCATCATCAACGTTGACATCTTTGTTCATTTCTTTAATTAAGTCTTTACAATCAACTACAAAATCGCAAGTAAACCAAGCACCTCCTTTGCTGATTAAGCCTAAATCACACGCCAAAATTAAAACCTCTTGAACATTATCAATACCTGCACCATACCTAATATAGCTCTGCACTTGTCCTCCCGGCGCCCCCATTGAAGAACAAATAATTTTCCAATTAACAATTTGGCCTATTCTTTCTCCATCAGATGTCGTCCAAGGTTTAACGGCTGGTACTTTTTCACCACCACTAGCTATTTCCATTCTTGTATCAGCTTGGTATTGAATTTTATTGCCACCATCAGAGAGCTTAGCTTTGCCAAAACCCCCCGTGTTTGCGATGTAATGCGTGATAGCAATTACTAAACCTCTTTGGCGTGGCAAAAGCATACCAATTTTTTTAGTAAAAATCGAGAGTATTTTAGGCAATCCAGCGCGTTTTGGAGACATATCTCCGTCTAGTTCTTTGGAAGGAAGTAGCGAAGAAATAGAATCAATAATCAAAATAGCACCTTGATACTCTGGATCGCTCATCATTTTATATGCGATGTCTAAAAAGTCTTCAGCAGGGATTGGTTTATCTTCTGGCGCAATGACATGAATTTTGTCAAGGTTAAAACCTTCGACTTGGAAGTTCATGTCTTTTAACCTGCCTTCTACATCCATATAGATAACTTCTCGTCCCATTTTTTGGGCGTTTACTGCGATTTGCATGGCAGTTGTAGTTTTGCCGCTTTTCGGATCTCCTGTTAATGTTAACCAGCACCCCTCTCTAACGCCACCGCCTAAAGCAACATCAATAGCAGGGCTAATTGGAATTACTTCGAAATTAATCTTTTCTTGAAGAACGTCTGTGCCGGTTTTAATAATGTTGCCATATTCTTTAATTTGCTTTTCTAAATATTTTGGACTTTTAGTCGCTGCCATCTGATTTCCTTAATTTCCATGATAAAGTTTTTTGTTTAGGTAATGCTTTTCTAGATTTGAATTCACCTTGTAGTTTTTCAGCTACTTTTTTGGGCTTTTTAGCATCTTGATCAATTTCTTTTTGAGCATTCTCAACACCTTCTTTAACGAAGTCTAAATTTAAAACAAATTTTTTAGACTTATGCAAATACCCCAAAGAATAAACATGCTTTCCTTTAGGGCTATTTAAATATTTTAACACAGCTTCTTCACTGTATTTTTTAATTAACTTTGATGCGGCTCGAATTTGTATTTCGTAGGCATTTCCACGCTTCCAAAATTTATATCCTAAGCTGCCTTTATTTTCTTTTTCTGATTTACGAATACATATCAACTCAGCTATATATTGAGCGCCGCTACACTCCTGCCCCGTTGATATACTCTTGTACTTTTTTGAATTTTTCTGAGTCATGCTGGAATATCATTTCTGAAACGTTGTCTTTAGTTGGAAATCTAACCGCTTGACCTTGTTCAAATTCATTATAGGGCCAAACAAACTTTTTTACATCAATTTTTTTTCCAAGAGAATCCATTTGTGAAACAACTAAAAATTGATAATCTACAGAATCTCCATCCATAAATTGTTCTTTCGCTACACCTCTAGATATAGAAAAACCATCAACTCCAAAAATTTCATCATCAAAGAATATATGTCTTGGAGCGCCAAACATATAAACAGAAATTGACGTAGCTTTTATGTCTGGATTTTCTAAGAAGAATTTTTTAACCCTCTCCCAGCATGGCGCATATCCCGGTCTATCATAATCTCCAAAAATACTATCTCCATTGTTTAATAAAATCTGCCATGACATCATCAATTTTCTGTGGCACGCATCCGTCATGTATGCGTCCCATTTTTGACAAACATCTGTTTTCATTAGTCTTTAATCCTATGAATATGTTTATGGTATCTTGGAGGCATTTTAGATTTATTACTTTTGTTTTCATCGCTCACAACAGAAGCAGTTTCAGTCATAATCGTTACGCCATATTCTTTCTTCTTAGCATAAAGATCGCTAACGTCTTTAACTTTTGTTTCCGGCTCTGGTTGTTCTGAGATATCTAATGTGGCGAGATATTTATTAATCATACTTTCAGAACGATTCATCTTAGAAGCTAGTTCTGCGACAGAAGTGCTTGAATAAAGATTTTGGATAAATGTTTTTTCTGTTTTTGATAGTGGCCCTTTTTTCATTTTTTAATTCTCCATAAGTAATCTACGTGCTTGGGTAAAATGGATTCTGTTTTTAGTTTCAAGATATTTTTTATATAGCTTGAAACATTGATCTGAAACCTTTCTATATTTATACATTGTAGAAATTTTCTTTTGGCTGTAACGAAAGTCGGCTTGATAAGGGTCAATAATTTCTCCTCTGCCGTACATAATGTAATACTTTGTAGACACGTTTTCATGATCGTAACTAAGGTCAACAATTTTTACCAAAGCATCTTTTTCATCTACCTCAATTCCATCTATGCCAAGAAAAGAAACAGTTACAGCTCCGGGGTTAGGCAAATTTAGATGTGAAATGTCTTCTTTATCAATCATTTAATTTCTCCAATATTTTATTAACTTTACTGGCACAATCCGCTTCTGAAGTGCCTCTAACTACTATTTGACCCTTTGATCCGAGTCCATATTTTTTCAAATCTCCGTTTTGCAATATGTGTGGACTTAAAGTGTTATCAGGATTTACTGGTCTAACATCAATTCTGAATGTCATAATTGCTACGTGAGGCTTGTTTTTTCTCAAGGGTTTATCGTGCATTAATCGCCCTTTTCAATCCATTTGATTTGCTGCTCTGGTGTCATGGAAACAATTCTGTGATGGAGATCCCGTTTGGCTTTTTGATCTGCTGTTAACTTTGTTTTTTTGCGGTCTTTTCTTTCGGCATCTTGCTTTTCATAAGTGCCCATATTTTCAGTATTTCTATCTGCTGCTTGACCTATTGTTGTGGGTTCGCCTTTGATAAAAACGTTTGGAGCCCCTAAAATAACTCTTTTTAAACTGTTTTGCTCGCATACAGGGCACTGAAGCACAGATTTATACTCTTGAAAAGTCATAAATATTTCTGCATGATAACAACAGGGTTCGCATTCAAAATCATAATTAGGCATGTTCTTCCAATCAATTATTATATTCAAATAAAGATGCGGTTTTTAACTGGAACCGCTAACCAGATTTTAAGACACTCTCGCTAAACACCCCAGTGACTTACATCAACGGGCTCAAGGAAGGAAAACGAGAACTAATATATTATAGTCACGCGATCAAAGTATCGCACAAATTATCTCAAACGACCTAGAATTTTTGATATAATGCCATTTCTAACAATATCGTCGTCTGTCAGTCTGCATATTGCAACACCATCTAAATCTGTTAACGCATCCATGCAGTCGTAAAGGCCGCCTGCTTCGCCGCGCAAGTCGGTCTGATCCAAGTCTCCATTAACAACAGCCTTGGAGCCTAGACCAATTCTGGTTAAAAACATTTTAATCTGCTCGAAAGTGGCATTTTGAGCTTCGTCCAAGATCATAAAAGCGTTGTGAAAGTTTCTTCCGCGCATATACTCTAAAGGACAAAGCTCAATAGTATTTGTTGCCCGCATAGAATTAAATGTATCCATTCCTAAGTATAGCTTCATTTCTTCTAAGATTGGCACAAGATATGGGGAAACCTTTTCAGTTAGGGTTCCGGGCAGGTGTCCCAAACCTCTACCAGCTTCTACGACTGGTCTTGTGATGATAATTTTTTCTATTTTATTTTCTAGTATATACTCACAAGCCAATCCTACTGCCACCGCTGTTTTGCCCGATCCTGCTGGCCCCGAACAAAATGTTACATCGCACTCTGCCATTGCTGCGATATAATCTTCTTGATTTTCTGTTTTTGCTTTAAGTTTCTTTCTTTGGGGCCGAATAGGTTGCTTTCTTTTTTGCTGATTTTGTTTTTTTCTTGTCATAGTAGCTCTTTAGTAAATGGAACTTGTTGAAAAGCTTCGGATTATATTGTCCTTTAACAGAAAGATTTCACTATGGTCATTTTGAAAACTTACTGTGCCTTCCACGTTTCCACCCCCGGCATCGCCGCCGGATACATCTAGCGATGTCAAATAATTTTTAGCGCCTAAATGCCACTGGAAAAGATTTGCGCCGTCGCCTTTCGCTATAATTTTAATTTCTCTATCTGCTTTGTATATATCTAAATGGTCAGTTGGGGTTTCATCTCCATCTGCCTTTGTATGAAAAGTATCTGTTATACTGTACGCCTTGCCTGTGCTAGAATTTCTAGCATTAGATGTTAACTGATACTGATCTCTTAAAACTCCTTGAAAGGTACATGACACTTCAATAGGCAATTCCACTACTTTGAATAAGTTTTGCTCACCAATACTACCATTAGTTTCAAGCCTGCCGCTTACAGTCGAGCTAGATTTAGCGCTACCTCTCCACATTCCAATATCGACAATATCTTGATAACTGATATTACACTCAATGTCAATTTGTTGCAGTCCAAAAATATCTATGCCCGCAAGTTGATTGTTTAAATTAAACATTCTTTCTACTTCTACAGGGAAAATACAAGAACCTGTAACTATATCAGGTCTTCGTATTGTTTCACCTAGATCTACATTTTTAGCGGGGTAATTTTCTAAAATATCATCATCAAGTTTATCATAGTAATTTGTAGTGAATGTTAAGTTCTCCGTCATAGAACCGTCAACAGTGATACTATATGATATATTAGTGAGCAAGCAACATCTATAGGCCACCCCAGACGCAGAATTAGGATCGCTATCTCCTCCGGCCCCACTGTTTACAAAATCTTTAGAATCAAGAGTGTATACTAAAATTATGTCGTAATTTTTAAGCTCGTTGTCGATACCCGTAAAACCAATTCCGGGATTGGGCTTTAAAATATGAGCATTTGCATATGTAGTTTGACCACTAACATTTAGAAAAAAATCGTCAGCTTTTTCGATGAATCTACTAATATTTATTGTATATTGAGTTTTACCGTAAGAGCCATATTCGTTTTGAAATCTACCAATATCAGGGTAAGATTCACGAGTAACTTCTTTTGAAACACCTATAGATTGTACGCCCTTTAGATAAGATGCAGATACTGGATTAGCGCTTTTTGTTGTATATCTAGCCCCTGTGTATACAGCTTGACAAGCATAGAGTATTCTATCGTTAATAGGAGATAGGCTCATATTTTACCTTAATTTCAATGTTGTCCTGTCCTGTGCTGTATTTATATACACATTTTAGTCGCCTTCTTTTACAAAGATTCCATCTACCATACGTCCTTTTCGGTCTTTGATATCATCCCAAGCTTTTTCTAGACAGTCAGCCATGCTAATGCTGTTTCTTTCCATGATATTAATCATAACAACCAACATATCGCCTAAATCGTCCCTGACATCATTGCCTTTGCAAATACTGTCAGATAGCTCTCCAAGCTCTTGCAGGAGCTTTAAAGCCTGATCTTTGTCTGTACTTCCGTCAATAAGATTTCTATCATAGTGCCATTGTACAATTTTACTTATCATCTTCATCCTTTTTGAATTTAAAGTGTATCTTATTCAAATTTATCGTAATATGCGTTTCCAATCCTACTTGTTCAAC